TCCTGCGCGGCGCGGATGGTGTACTCCTACTCGGGAAAGAACGACCGCCAGTATCCTTATTATGTGTGCCTGAACGCCCAGCGCAAGGGCTGGGCGGCGTGTCCCGCTAAATCGCTTCCCGCGCGCGGAATCGAAGAATCGGTCTTGGGGTGGATCAGGGAAGCGCAGCACGGAAACTTAGATCCCTCCGAGTGGGAACAGATGGATCGCTCCCGGCAGGTGGAGGCGCTCCGAGCCATCGTCGAGCGAATCGGCTATGACGGGGTCGCCCGGCGAATCTCCATCCGGTTCCATCCGGCCGCGACCACGGCGGCGGGCGAGGAGGCGCGGGCATGAGCGGCAACCAGGAGGTCAACTACGCGCTGGATTTTCGCGCGGGTAAACCATGTGATCGAAAGCCGCGCGAGGTCGAAGTGGCGGGCTGCTCCATCCCCCGGATCGCCCGGCTCATGGCGCTGGCCATCCGGTTTGAGGGACTGTTGCGGGAGAAGAAGATTCAGGATTACGCGGACCTAGCCCGCCGCGGCCGGGTGACGCGAGCCCGCATGACTCAGATCATGAAGCTGCTCCATCTTGCTCCGGACATTCAGGAACAGATCCTCTTTCTTTCGAACATCCACGGCCTCAACGAGAGAAACCTGCGGCCCGTCGTCCGCCAGATCGAGTGGGACCAGCAGCGCCGGATGTTTCAGAAGATCATGGACCGTCTCGACAGAGCCGGGGATTCGTCCTGAGGTGCGGCACGGCTGAGTCAAACTCACGAGCAGGTTTCTTCCCTTCTGCCGCCGGATTCAACTCCGGCGGCTTTTTCAGTCAGGCCGTCAGGCCGCCCTCCGTACCCGATCCCGTTGAATGGCGTCAAAAGTGCGGCCATCGCCTTCGAGCGTTGCTTGCCGGCCGGTCAACCCCTGCCAGCGCTCAACCACGACGTCGACATATTTGGGATCGAGCTCCAGGCCATAACACACGCGCTGGGTCACCTCCGCCGCGGCGAGTGTGGTGCCGCTACCCAGAAACGGGTCGTATACCAATTCGCCCGGCTTGGTGTGGTTCAGGATCGGTCGCCGCATCAGCGCAACTGGCTTCTGTGTGGGGTGATCGAGTTTATCCTCATCGGAGCCGCCCATGATGAACTTCGGTGACGGTGAATCCCAGATCGTCGAGTTCTCGCCGGGCTTCCCGTACCAAGGAGCGTTCTTCTTTCGGACGTACCAGCAGGGTTCGTGGGCAAACCAATAATGCGTCCTGGTGAGCACCGGGCGTCCCTTGTTCCAGATGATCTGCTGATGGTGCAGGAATCCGATCCGCAGCAAGCCATTCAGAACCTCGCGGGTGAACTTCGAGGCGTGCCAGACATAGCCCACTTCCAGACTCGGAACCAGAGCAAATGCCTCGGACCAGTCGGTGCGCGTGTCACCGGAGATACTGGTTTCCCGATGCCCCTTGGTCCGATGTTTCAAATAGCTGGGCTCAGCACGTCCGCGTTTGTTCAGCCCTGCCCGGTCCCGCCACTCTGTGTCCAATTCAATTCCGTAAGGAGGGTCACTCACGAGCAAGAACGGTTTGCGCTCTCCCAGCAGCCGCGCCACCACCTCCGCGTCAGTCGCGTTCCCGCAGAGGACCCGGTTCAACCCGCAAAGCCATAGATCGCCGGGCTTCGTGACTGGAACCACCGGCAGCGGCGGCGCGGCATCCTCTTGTGGGTCGTCATGCAAGAGGAAGTCATCGAGCTCCTTGGTGTCGAACCCTGTCAGGGCGAGATCGTAGTCCGATGTCTGGAGGTCCAACAGCTCCAACGCCAGCAGTTCGTCATCCCAATCGGCCCAGGTCGCCGACCGATTGACCATGAGCCGGAAGGCCTTGACCTGCGCCGGGGTCCACTCGTCGCACAAGATGACCGGGATGTCCGTAAGGCCCAGCTTGCGCGCGGCTTTGAGGCGCAGATGGCCGTCAATCACTTCGCCGTCACTGCGCACTAGACACGGAATCTTGAAACCGAATTCACGAATGCTCCCGCACATGCGGTCCACAGCCGCATCGTTCTTGCGCGGGTTGCGCGCGTACTGGACCAACTTGTCGATGGGCCAGATCTGGATTTCCATGGATACTTTAGGTGGCATCATAATGCCCTCGTTTCTGCCAGCGATAAGGCCGGCTCGGTACGCCGTGGATTTAGATTTGCCGGTTTCGCCGGCCAGCCACAGCGTGATAGGAACGGGCCCAACTTGGCAATCGGTCCCGCATAGGTAGTCGCCACGTTTTGGCGTGTCAGGCCCGCGCACGCGCGCGGCCCAGGATTAACGGTTCGACAAACGGATTGGCCGTTTTTGCTTCTCTTGTTCCATCGAAATGGCCAGTCTGCGGATGATCGCCTCGGCGCTAGTCCTTTCTAATTAGCCGGCGCGGGCGACGCATTTACGACCAGACACTCACGCGGACAGAACGCGGCGGTGGCTGGGGTTTGGGTTTCGTACACATGTAGGGGCGCCCACTGACCATCAGGTACCGCGTGGCGTCCATCAGGTGGTCGTAACGCTTGACGATCTTGCCCGCACCCTTGTCGTCGCGGTGATACTTGCGAAACTCCCGCAACCAGTTCGTCAAGCTCTCCATCACTTTCAGCCGCCCCGAAATGAGCAGCTGCCATACTTCCGCGATGCCTGCCTCGACCGCATTCTCCGCCGGTGCAAGATGCAGCCCCAGCTGCCCGTACATCTGCATCAGCGTGCGCCCGTCGATCTGGGAGCTCCCCAGGCAGGCCGGGTCGATCACCCCCGGAATCCACTCCCCACGGCCACGAATCGCTTGCGCGTGCGAAGCCGGCTCGCCTTGACCCTGATAGTGTTCGCTGTATAGATAGATCACGCCGCTGCCCGGATCGCTCGCGCCCCACACCACGGCATTCCGATTCCAGCCCACATCCATGCCGTAGGCGCGCGGCCACTCGTCCGGGATCGCGCGATCCGGCACCACGATGTCCGCTTCGCCAATAGGGTAGATGGCGCCGGCGCCGAGCGCTGGTTCCCCTTCACTGCGAGCTTGGATCTGGTAGGGCGGCGTGCTGGCGATCAGCTTGAGTTGTTCTTCGGCGTCCAGGTGGGGAACATCCTTCCAACCGGCCTGAATCACGTATCTCGAGGCGCGCAATTCCGCCTGGTCCGCTTCCAGAAAGCTGCACACCACCTCGCTCATCCCCAGCAGAGGCGTGAACGTGGTCCAGGCCAGGCCCTTGGTGGTCATCAACCGAACCAGCATCTCGCCGTATACATCCATGGGCGGCTCTTCATCACACCAGATGAAGTCCTTGGCTTCCCCCTCAAAGGAACGCCGCCCCTGTTCGTAGCTCTTAAAGCTGAGCTTGGAAACTTTTCCGGAGACATGCCGCACCCAGACCGTCTCCACGGAACCGGAAACGCTGCGGCCCGCCACCGTATTCACGACCGCCTCGGCGGGAATCAATCCCTGGCCAGTCGACTTTCCCAGCAGCACACTTTGCACCACGTCGCGCGTGGTCTGACTGGTGGTGCCGGAGGCCCATCCATCGGTAGGCTGTTCAAAGCGCCGGCCCTCCCACCAACTCGGATAGCGGCCCGTCAAATGGCACGCCGCTTCGTACCCGCCGGCCACGGTCTTGCCGACCCGATTGGCGGCCATGAACAACCGCTCTTTGTACGCCAAGCCGGCACGGAAGAACTCGATTTGTTTGGGGTACAACTCGCGCCGCGATGGCCCTGCGTCCGCAAACATCGTCAGGAAGGGGGACTGCCGGCGCTGCCGTTCGGAGTCGATCGATTTCCGATTGAGAAACTGCTTCATCTGCTCTAGGTCTGAGGCTTGTAGGTTCATTGGCTTTCTCCTGTCGTTGTTTCCGCCTTGTCCATCAGGACCTGCAATTGCTCGAATTCCTCGGCCGAGAGCCGCGTAAGGTCCAGCCCGTTGTGGATCGCGATGGGACCTCCGTCCGGCCCGCTGTGTTGGTTGCTGCGGACATCCCGATAGCCCAACAGGTTCTTGGCCAGGAAGATGGAGGCCGCGACATTCCCGTTGGCCGCTTGCGTAAACAGCGAGCGGCGCACCGAAAGGCGGCCCTTGGCCCGACCGCTCTCCATCGCCGCGGCGAAGGCCGGCTTCTGCCGTCGCCGTTCGATCGTCCGTACCGTCACACCGAAAAACGCGGCCAGGTCTTCGTCGGTGCATTGCAGAGCGCATAGCTTTTCCAATTCCCCAAAATCAATTCGTGCGGACTTGCGGCCCGCTCCATCTCGTTTTCCACCACGCATAATTACTCCAACTCCAATCTACTGATCGAAGTTTACCAGCTAGACAACGGCACTACAATATGTTATATATGACCTATCTATGAGTACTTGAAGTTTCCGGAGATATGTTTCCATGCCCAGACTGAAGAATCGTTCCCTCTTAGACCACGTCCTGCGCGATCAGGCCAAGAAAGTGCTGGACCGCACCCCCGTCCAGGGTTGGCTCAAACCCGATCGAGTCGAGCTGAACGTCAGGCGCGTCACTCTGCGTAAAATGCGCAAACCACTTTCAAAAGCGGCTGCCGATTACCTCAGGGTTGCTTCGAACACTCAGGACGCCGGAACCGATGAGAGCGCTAACGCTCCGACGTACCGGGCGGAAATGGAATTCGTTCTGGAGCCACCCTGGAGCGACTTGCCCACGCACGCCAATCGCGTGCGGCCCAATCCAGAGATTCTCGAACGATTTCTCCTATTGGCAACCGCTTCCGACCAGCAGATCCAAAAGTTCGCCTCCAGTTTTGGCGCCCTCCTAGTCTTTGCCGACATCAAGAAGTGGAGAATACTGCCAGGCAAACTGGTCATCGTCGAGAGCTGCGAAATATGGAGATACTTCGCTCTGTCCATGCGATCGCTGCTGCGCATCGCGTCCTGTTTCCATGCGGATCGCAAGTCTGATCCGACCGACTGGCATCAAATTGGAGCTTGTCCAGCGTCCTTGGTCCCCCAGACAGAGAAACATCGCGATCTGCTGAGTCCTACCTCTTGGAGCGGCGAGGAAGCATGGTTAGCCATGGCTCATTTCGTGCGAAAAGGCACGGATCGAGACCGCCAGATGTGGGCGCGATTGTTGAACGTTTTGCTGCAACTCGGCAGAGTCAGGCCCTGGCTGGTCTGGGAGGGAGATGGAAGCCTTGCGCGGCCGAATCTCGTGTTCTCCGGTCCTAACCTTTTATCGTATTTGGCGCTGCAGCTTTGTCTGAGGGCGTCGAAGCACGATGCGTTCGCAGTGTGCTGCTATTGCAACCAGCCGTACACGCCGTTGGGGCGAGCACCGAAAACTGGGCAGAGGAATTTCTGCCCGGATTGCCGGGAGCGTGGTGTGCCTATCCGCCTTGCGCAACGATCGCGGCGGGAACGATTGCGCGAGCACACATAAGACCAGGACTCCGCCCTCGCCGACTTTGAATTTGACAGCCCGGCCGCATGAAGAGCCGATCGGGTCGTTCTTGATCATGGTGCAAAATCATAGATTTAGAACGCCAGCGAGCTGACAATCAAACGTTTTTCAACACTTTTTCAACGGTAATCAAATGCGGTTTGCGTGTGGATCTTGCGGATTGATTCGGAGCGATTACGGAGCCGCAGTCCTCACGCTGGCAATCTGCGCCGATGTCCCCACCCGGAGCAGTGAAAAGGCGCCCTGGGGGGCTTCCAGCGCCACCCGCGCGTCATGGACGATGAATCCATGGCGAGGTAAGCGTCCGCAGACGAATTCCCCAAGTCGAGCCAACGAGCCTTCACGAATCTTTAGATTTTGGCGGCCCACAGCGCCTTTTTTTATAGACCCGACAAATTCAAAACGGCTCTCTCCGGAGACACGCCTCGAACTTCGCCGTTTCTGCGGAGCCAAACGAATTCGCTACGAGCCTTCTCCACCTTCTGGTTGACGGCGGGACCGCCCGGACCCGCAGAATTGGCCGATACTTGCCCAAAACGCAACTCTCTGGCGGCGGGCACTGCTGGGCTGACTCGCCCCGAAAGCCGCGCCGGCGCCGGTTCGGGTCAGTTCTCTCAGCCTCTCTCGCGAGGGCTGCACGTTTGGTTGACAGGGAGCGCGAACGCGCCCCCGGAACACCAGACAGCGGGCAGGCCGCCAAGCGGGACTCGTTGTGGGTGCTGGACATTGGGTCGAGCAACCACGGCGGCCATGCCTTTGTTTGTCCACGCCCACATTATCCTCGCCAGGCTGCGCGCCCTTGGAGGCGAACACATGCAGCGCGACGAAGAACCCAACGTTGACGATGCCATCAATGAGATCGCGCTACTACTGGCAGCGGCGTATCAGCGGCGCGCCACAATCCGCCTTGTTCGCTTCGTTAATTAATCGCACCACGCGGGCGCTGCCGGCAACCGAGCGGAGCGGTGAGTGTTGGTCGATATCCCGCGGGATAGGTGCCCACGATGGTTCCGGTAGAGGCCAGCAGCTTCGTCACGGTGTTGCTGGCGCCATTCGTCACCCAGATGTTGGCGCCGTCGAAGGCAATGCCACCGGCGTAATAGGGTTGTGATCCCACGGGGTAGCTGATGATCGACGGGCGAATGCCGACCCATGTTCCACTATCGCCGCTAGTGCAGCCTCCAGACGGTGCGCTGTACGTTCCACTTGCCGAGTTTCCGTCGGCGCTAACTGTGCCGGAGAAAACCACTACTTGCCCGCTTTCGTTCAAATTGATGGTTATGGAACCGTTAGCGGAGATCGTTCCCGTAAACGTGGCGGTCTGCGCGCATATGCTGCCCGCAACGGACAGTTGGCCGGAAAGCGAACCTCCGCTCTGATTGATCTGGCCAGCAATTTGGAAGGTATCGCCGAACGACGTCGAATGGGCCGTGATGTTCCAGTTTCCAGATATATTAGCGGTAGCACCAGACTGAGCCCAAAGAGCGCTGCCCGCCAACACGAAAACCAGAGCGATGCGATCAGACTTCACAGTGCGCCTGTCTCAGAGCAGAATATAGCACCTTCTTTCCGGGAGAGGCAGCGCGTGAGTATCTAGTCACCCCTCCTTATGTCGGAATTTACCCGAATACATCCTTGGTGAACGCTTCCCTCTTTTCGTTCGGGATCAGTCGAGCAAGAATATCGCGGACCTCGGCTCCAGTGAGGTACTGTTCTCCATCGACCTTCTCCGCGGCGTCGAGCATAAACGCGATCCGGCACACGGCTCCCCAGAGGCAATCGTCGGCGAAGGCACTCTCGGCCCGGTGCTCCCATAATTCTAATTCTGCGCTGACACTTTCTCCAGTTAACACGGTCCAGCGCGAAATCAGATCGTTCGCCCGATTCGGCCCGTGGTAGTCATGTAGGTGTATCGGACGTAAAACGACGTTCGTTATTCCCGGGCAGGCTCTCTCTTCAGCCGCCCTTCCGGCGAGAAGAATCAAGACGTGTTTCTGCAGCAGCCTCCGATCCTCAACGGCCTGAGCCGAATCCGGGGCGTGGCAAGGTGTAGACATCATCCCAACCACGTCCTGACCTGACGTAATTGTGACGCGAGAGATCTCAATGCTGCACAGGTCGGCCATCACGGCGTGTCCGGCCTCGTGACACGCTTCCCGCGAGGGGATTGTGCTTTTCAGGTTCACATCTACAGAATAAACTTCTCTTATTATAGATCCCTCGACCCCATAATCCATCGTCATGTCCACTCGGTCGTATCGTCGGCGACACGTAGAAGTGCCTCGCTGCTCAAACTCCCGTGATACGGTGTTGGCGGAAATTATGCGCGCGCAAAAATGCGTTAGCCGCGGATGCGGCTGCTGCGCGGCACTAATAGTCGCTTCCCTTTGACGGAAAGGCACTCCCCGCTGTACAACCCGCCTCAAATCGCGTATAAAGTAATCAAGGGCCGGTTCGACAGGCCAGCGCAAAGCGCACCCTCCGAAAGTACCCTCAACACAACTGAGTGCAAGTTTTGAGAGGTGAAGCATGTTCTCCCTATCGGTGGGCGAAGTCCGCCGGGCTGCGAACACCCGGCTAGCTAATTCCGTACGCGAAGAACTCCAAACGGTCTGCAGCACCCAAGTTGCACGGATCGGCGGCAGCGTCACTCCCGGATTCTACCTGCCGATGCCGCGAGCCTCGAAGGTCACGGTCGCCGTCGGGGCACAAGGTCGCTTTCGGCGCACAAGCCGGGGCAACGCTCACGTCGGGCCGTGCTGTGCCAGCCGACTACCCGAGCCGCCCCCGGCCACCACAAGCCTGGGTTCCCAGGGCCGCCGCGCCTCGTCGCGCCGCAGTGCCAGCCCTGCCGTGGCATCGCAGAGCGGGCCGCAACCCACCCAAACGAGAGGAACCCGGCGCAAGAGGACACCATCGCCAAGGCCCTGCAAACACTGGGCGAACGCGGCTCTCAAAATGTTTAAAGGTACTTCTGGGCGTTCAGCGGCCGGCGGGTTTCCCCGGTTCGCGGGTGCGTTAGCGTCAGAGCCAGTGAGGAGGTCGTCACCGAGGTCGTCAGATCGCCGGGTAGTCAGATCGGGTAGTCGGTAGTCGGGTAGTCAATCAATAAATAAGGAGTGTTGCGATGTTCTCAGAAGCAATGGCCCGGCGGATCGAAATCTGGCCGATCGAAAAGCTGATTCCCTACGCGCGCAACCCGCGCACGCACTCCGACGCGCAGGTCATGCAGATTGCTGCCAGCATCGCCGAGTTCGGCTTTGTGAACCCCGTCCTGGTCGATAGCGACGCTGGCATCCTCGCGGGCCACGGCCGCCTGCTCGGCGAGCAGGCCCTCCAGCTCAAGGAAGTGCCGGTGATCCCGTTGGACCACCTGACACCGGCGCAACGTAGAGCCTACTTGCTCGCCGATAACAAATTGGCCGAGTTGGCCGGCTGGGACGAAAAGCTACTGCGGCTGGAGTTGAAGGAACTGGAGCTTCAGGAGTTCGACCTCGGCGTGATCGGGTTCAGCGACGAGGAATTGCGCGACCTGCTGGCGGATGACGACGAGGTTGCTCCCGGCCTGACGGATGAGGACGCGGCCCCGGAGGCGCCGGAGTGTCCGGTGAGCCGAACGGGCGATGTCTGGGTAATGGGCAACCACCGGGTGTTATGCGGCGATGCGACGGACCTGGAAGCCGTCCGGCGTTTGATCGACGGCGAGCAAGCCGACCTCGTGTTCACCGATCCGCCGTACAACGTGGAGTACGAAGGCTACACGGCGGACAAGCTAACTATCAAAGGCGACCGGATGAAGCCGGCGGAGTTCGACCGGTTCCTGCGCGGCGCCTTCGCCAGTTACCGAGCCACGGTGAAACCCGGCGCGTCGCTCTACGTCTGTCACGCCTCTTCGGTCCAGCGGGAGTTTCAGAACGCTCTGGAGAAGGCGGGGTTCGAGGTGCGATGCCAGATCATCTGGGCCAAGAACACGTTCGCCTGGGGGCACGGCCGGTATAAGTTCCAGCACGAGCCCATCTTCTACTGCCACGTCGCGCGCCAGAGCGACGCCTGGTATGGCAACAAATCGCAGTCCACGTTGTGGCAGGAAAAGAAGCCGTCGGCCAATCGCCTGCACCCGACCATGAAGCCAGTCGAACTGATCGAGCGGGCGCTGGCGAACAGCAGCAAGGGCGGCGACTGCGTGCTGGATCTGTTCGGCGGCTCGGGCTCGACACTAATCGCCTGCGAGCGGCGGAATCGGAATGCCAGGCTCATGGAACTGGACCCGAAGTACACGGACGTGATCGTTCGGCGGTAGCAGGAATATACCGGCCAGCAGGCGGTTCTCGCGGACGACGACCGCACCTTCGACGAGGTGGCGGCGGAGCGGGTGGCGTGAGTAAGGAGCCCATGAGCCTCCGGGCGTATGCCCGGCACCGTGGCGTCAGCTTGCGGGCGGTTCAGAAGGCGCTGGCGTCCGGTCGTATCACCACGAGGGAGGACGGCCGTCTTGATGCCGCCGTTGCCGACGCGAATTGGGCACGCAACACGGCACCACGCCCGCTGCCTGCCTCGAAGCCAACTAAGGCAGCCGCTAAGCCTGCGAAGCCGGCCGTATCGCCTCAGAGTGCTCACCATCACTCCGCCACTCCGTCGCGGGAGCCAAACGAACCGCCGCGACTCGAATCCGGTCTTGAGTATTCGAAAGCCCGCGCCGTCCGCGAGAGCTACCCTGGCCCGGCTGGCCAAGATCGACTTTGAAGAGCGCACCGAAAAGCTGGTGAGCGCCGACGAGGTCCGCGTCGCCTCCTTCAACCGGTTTCGCCAGTTCCGCGACGGCATGCTGAACATTCCCGACCGGCTGGCCGCAGTCCTGGCCGCCGAGAGCAATCCCCGGCAGGTTCACGAGTTGCTCGCCGCCGAGATCCGCAAGGCGCTGGTGGAGTTCTCGGATGCAAACCGCTGAAGAGATCTACTCGCTTGCCGCCGCGGAAGGTGCGCTGCCCGATCCACTGCTCACGGTTTCGGAATGGGCGGACCGGTATCGGACGCTGTCGCAACGGGCCTCCGCCGAACCTGGGCCGTGGCGGACCGAACGGACGCCGTACCTCCGCGAGATCATGGACTGCCTGTCGCCGTCATCGCCCGTCGAAACGGTGGTACTGATGAAGGGCGCCCAGATCGGCGGCACGGAATGTGGCAACAACTGGATCGGCTACGTCGTCCACCAGGCGCCCGGTCCGATGCTCTCCGTCCAGCCAACGGTCGAAATGGCCAAGCGCAACTCGAAACAGCGTATCGATCCGCTCATTGAGGAAAGCGCCGTGCTCCGCGGACTGGTGAGCGATCCCCGTTCCCGCGACTCCGGAAACACGATGCTCGCCAAGGAGTTTCCCGGCGGCATCCTGGTCATGACTGGAGCCAATTCAGCCGTGGGGTTACGTTCCATGGCGGCACGCTATCTGTTCCTTGATGAAGTGGACGCGTATCCAGGCGACGTGGACGGCGAAGGCGACCCGGTGAACCTTGCTCTGGCCAGAACTCGCACGTTCGCTCGGCGGAAGGTGTTCATGATCTCGACGCCGAAGGTCACGGGCCGTAGCCACATCGAAGCGAGCTTTGAAGACAGCGATCAGCGCTACTACTGGGTTCCGTGCCCCAGTTGCAACGAGCATCAGATTCTCAAGTTCGCCCAGCTCCGCTGGCCCAAGGCGCAACCCGAACAAGCGGTCTACATCTGCGAGCACTGCGAGGGCGAGATCGAGAATCACGAGAAGCATTGGATGCTGTCTCGCGGCGAGTGGCGGCCGGCCGAACCAGGACCTGGGAAAGCCGCCGGGTTTCACCTTTCGAGCCTGTACAGCCCGGTGGGCTGGTTCAGCTGGGCGGACGCCGCGGCGATGTTCGCGGAGGCGCAGAAGAATCCCGCCCTGCTCCAGGTGTTCGTCAACACGGTGCTGGGCGAAACCTGGGCGCTGCAGGGCGAGGCGCCGGACTGGCAGCGGCTGTACGACCGGCGGGAGGACTACAGGATTGGAACGGTTCCCAAGGGCGGGCCGTTCCTGACAGCCGGCGTGGACATCCAGAAGGATCGCATTGAGTTGGAAGTCGTAGCCTGGGGACGCGGGAAAGAGTCGTGGTCGGTTGACTACCAAGTGCTCGAAGGCCGGACGGCGGAAGGTGCGGTCTGGCAGAAGCTAACAGCCGCTCTCAATGCCTATTACCCAACTGAATCGGGCGCGGCACTTCCGATTGTCAAATTCGCGATCGATTCCGGCTACGCGACCCCCGAAGTGTACGCCTGGGCGCGCAAGTACGGCGGCGCACGGGCGGTTGTGATCAAAGGGGACTCCCGCGCGGCTGCTCCGATCAGCCAGCCGTCGCCGGTTGATGTCGGGCCACAAGGAAAGCACATGCGCTGGGGCGTAAGAGTCTGGCCCGTGAACGGCTCGATGATCAAGGAGGAACTGTACCGCTGGTTACGCCTGGATCGTCCGACCGAGGAGAGCGGCGAACCATATCCGCCCGGTTACTGCCACTTCCCGATGTACAGCGAGGAGTACTTCAAACAGATCACGGCCGAGCAACTGGTCACCAAGATCGTGAAGGGTTACCGGCGCACGGAATGGCAGAAGATGCGGGATCGCAACGACGCACTTGACGCGCGTTGCTATTCCCGTGCGGCCGCCGCTGTTTACGGAATGGATCGATTCACAGATGCACACTGGCAAACGTTGGAAGGGCGACTCGCGGATCTTTCGAAGCCGGTAGGGCAGGCGCCGCGACCTCCACAGCCACCAGGACCGCCTCAGCGTCCGATCCGCGGTTACCTACTCAGCACCACGGACCGAAGCAAACTCAATTGGTGAGGTGGGCGTGGAACTTCAACCGCGATCCGAAGATGTCGAGCGGAATGCTGAAGTCGAACGCTGCCGTGCCGAGATAGCGGCCATCGAAGCATTGCTGCTCGCGGGGCACCCGGATGTTGCAGGTCTTTGCCTGGCGTTATCCGACTGGTCCGCGGAATTGAGGCTGATTGAGGGCGGGCGCAGATAGCGAAGGATGCGCCGTGATTCAGGCGCAACGGTCGGAAGGGCGTCAATGCCCTAAATCGACGGATGCCGATCCGGCCACGTGAACGGGTCGCCTTCCAAGAACCCGACATCTTAAGCGTTTCGGTGGTGGTATAGGGGATTTCGCAATAGGAATCGCGCGCTACTAACGCAGGCCGTCGGTTTTGGCGTTGTAGTTCCGTATCTGTCGCGCGCCTGGATTACCGGACCCTGGCGACTTCCCGTTTCCTATCCGGCCCTCGAACGTTCGCTCCGTCCGAGTCGCCGACGACTCACCCGCAGAGAGCTCTTCGACACAGTCGTTGGTGCCTCCGTGCTTCGTTAACCAGCTGTTAGACCGGTTCGCTTGGAGTGTCAATGATAGATCGAGATCG